ATGCAGTAGAAGATATAAGAATCTTTTCTATTCTGTGAATATCTGTATGTAAATCTTTAATTTGTTTATTAGTTTGTTCTTGCATGATTCTGCACAACTTCTCATGGTCATCAATTCTTTGATGAGCTAGACTATCTTTACTAGAAGTTTTTCTTGGCACTTACTATTCCTCCCTTATTAAAAAGGTTAAGAGCTTGTGCTAATTCAGTATTAGATTGACCACCCATTGGTAGGTTAGAGGGAGTAACATTTGGTAAAGGTATGTTACTAGTGTTTATGGCACTTGCTGGTGGTTGACTTGGACTTTGAGATTGTAATTGTGTTAAAATTGGAGGTGCTTCAGCTGGATTATTTCTTCTTATAATTGAACCTTCATACTTACCAGTTTTAAAATAATCTTCATAATAAGATTTATTTGATTGAATTTGTTTAACAGCTTCCTCAGCCTGTTGACCTGATACAATTCCATTACCCACTAAAGCTGTAGATAACTGACCTATATATCTTTCTAACTTTGGATAACTATCTATTTGTTTAGCTCCTTTACCACCTAAACCATCCATTAAAAGTTTTGTAACTTTTGGGTTTGCAAAAGCTTTAGATAGACCATATGGACCAAGAACAAAAAACGTTGCTGCACCTGGGTCTAAATTACCAGAGCCAAAACCAACTAAACCAATTAATTGTGAAATTTGACCAGCTTGATTTAATTGAACAAACATAGCTGGGTTTGATCCAGGAGTACCTGGTGGCTTAATAGCACCTTCAACAAATTGTATTTTGTTTGTATAATCTTTTATATTTTTTATTTGTGATTGTGTTAAAAATCCAAAATTTTCATCTAACATATAATCATATTTTTGTAAAAATTTTTCAGAATCATTTGCCTTTAAAACTTTATATTGACCTTTTTTTCCTACTGAATTTTTTAAATAATCTTTAAAAAACTGTCCTCTTAATGAGTTTTTAATAAAGTCTTTGTTAGGAAACATATCATGTGATTTGGTTACACCATTTGAAAGTTTGTAAGAAAATTTTCCTTTATCTATTAATTTAAAAAATTGATTATAATAACTCTCATCTCCTGAAGCCACTATTCCCTTATATATATTTTCTAAGCCTACTTCTTTTTCCATAATTGATTTTAAAACACCTTTTCTAAATGCTTCGCCTCCCATACTTTGAAATCTTGCTGCATCTTGTCTTAATAATCCAATAGATGCTGGTAATGGAGAATCATTTAACAAAGCAGACATTCTCGCTAAAAGCCCTGCTTGCCATACACTTGAAGTAGCATCAACTTTTGTGCTTGCTATTTTTGTATACATATTTTTAAAATCTAAGTAATCAGTTCTTCCACCAGCTGATAAAAAAGGAGCTAACATTTCATTTAATGCTTTATCGTTTAAATTTCTATTAGCATTACTCATTTCTTTTAAATAATCTTCAAGACCATTTACAACTTTTGTATAAGCTGGCCCATTTTGTGGAGTAAAAATTCCATTTATTTTTTTAGCAGATCCCAGCCCACTATATATAACATCATACTTTGGATCAAACGTTCCATCCGCTCTTTTTAAATTTGCATTAATTGCATCTGTTACTTTATTCCACATTTTTGTTTTTGTGTCATTATAAAGTGCATGTGATCTAGTAATTTGTGAATTTATAAGTTGTCCAATTGTTTGATTAGCTTCTTCTGGTCCTATTCTACCTGATTTAGGTATTTGATAAAGAATAGTATCAACAAAAGAATCTATATTAGCTATTGTAGATTTACGAGCCAAACCTTCTGAAGCTCTTACAACACCACCTCCAAACATTGAACCTGCAGCAGCACCACTTAAAGTTTCTACTGCACTATTTTCAGTTAATTTACCTGGTTGTATATTTGCAAATTCAGCAGCTATTTTTTTTTGACCCAACAAAGAAGTTGATTCTTCGAGTAAATCTCCAGATTTTGCAATCATTTTAGCTGATAAATTAGGAGTAGTTAAAACATTAAATTGTGTTTCACTTAATGGTTCAACATCATATATAGTAGAGTTTTTTTTGTTTTTAATTCCTTCTTTAAGTGTTTTTAATTTCTCTGGATTTAATTTTCCTGTATCTTTAATTTCTTTTAAAGCTTTAAAATATGCAGTATCTCTTGATAAAATTGCTGTTGCTTCTTTAGCACCTTCAATTTGTTTTATACTAGCACCAGTAATTTTATTATAACCTTTTGCTAAACCTGCCGCCATGCCAAAACCTAACACTTCACCAAAAGCACCTTGAGCTGTACCTCTTGCAATTTCTTTTACAATACTTTCTCTTGGATCAAATGTTTGTGATATTGCAGCACCCGCACCTCCTCCAATACCAGCTCCTACTGTAGCACCAATGAACTTTTGTTTTTTAGCACTTAAATTTAGTAAAGGTCTAGCGATTCTGGCTACTCTAGCAGCCATTAATCCACTACCAATAAGTGAAGCACCTCCTGTAAAAGGAGCTAATGCTGCACCTCCTACTGCACCTGCTATTGATAATCCAACTTCTGTAACTATTCTTGCAAATGTAGGACTACTTAAAAAATCTTCTGTATCTTGATTATACTTTCCTTTTTGAGCATCACTTAAAACATCTTCAGGTGTAATCTGTAATGAAAGTTGTTCATTAAAACTTAAAACACCACCCTGTTTATTTTGAGCTGCTAATACTGAATCAATAGCTAATTGTTCTTTAGGTGTTGGTTGATCACCTTTTATTTTAAACGTTTCTCCTTTTACAACTATTTCACCCATAATTAATTCTCACTGACATCGTAACCACCATCAATTTTTTTAACAGAAATTTCTTGACTCAGATCTAAATAGTTTGCAGCTCCTTGACCTGAAGATTCCATTATCTCTAATGCAGTTGTAAAATCTGCATTATTATCTTGAGCAACTGCTATTGCGTCTGCAAAGTATGAATCAAGTGCAGTTAACTTTGCTTCAAATGTAGCTTCAGTGTCTCCTAATTGTGGTATCAACCCGGTAATTCTTTCAGCTTCTTGTTCAGAAACTGCAGCACCAGAAATTGCTTGAGTTACAAATGATGTAGCTTGTTGTATTCTACTTTTCATTGTAGCAAAATCTTTAGAAAATTGTGTACCTGCTGCTTTTGTAAATGGAGCAATAGTTCTATAAGATATTGGCCCAACTGGTTTTCCTAGTTTTTTATAATCATCAGCAATTCTAGAAAGAATTGTTCTTACCCTTTTACTTCCTTGTACAGTTTTCATTTGTTCGGCTGAAGGTTTAGATACAACACTTATAGTTCCATCTGCTTTCATTTGTGCTATTGTTCCTGATGGTAAATTATAATTAACTAATTCTGCATCTGTCAAAGTTCTTACACCTTTTCCAGAGCCTTTAGCTTTTTCTACAGATAAAATAGTAGCCGGAAGTTTACCTAAACCTTCACCTATTGCTCTTCCTACACCCGCTAAAGCATTTTCTCCTGGTCTTTGAGTCGATGACAAAAGTGGAGCAGCAAATGTTGCTGCGTAAATAGCTTTTTCTTTTGGAGTTAATGAACCTAACCCTCCTGCTTGAAAATGTTTTACAACAGGTTTTAAACTTTTAAAGTATCTGTCTTTGAACATTTTTCTAGTTAATACTTCGTCCATAACTACCTCGGTTGTGCTAAATTAAATGCTGAATATGCTCCAAGACCTGCACCTAATGCTTGTCCAACTGGGTTAGCACCGGGAGCCGTGGTTGCTGTAACACTACTTTGTGTTGTAGGTAAATTAGTCATAATACCTTTTAAGAACTCAACTCTTTGATATGGTTCATAAGCTCTTTGTAATTCAGTTTGTCTTTGTGCCTCTAATGCTTGTTGTCCAATTCCTCTTTGTAATCCACCTGCTTGTATTTGTTGATTAATATCGGCTAAAGACATTGCTTGTTGTTGTGCACCTAATGAACCTAAAGCTTGGCCTCCTGCAAGTTGTTGTTGTCTTTGAGTTTGAGATGCAACTAAAGCACCTCGGAAACCTTGTGCTTGTGCTTGACCTATTTGTGCTAATCTAGCTCTTTCCATTTCTGCTCTTTGAACCCCTTCTCTTCCACCACCAAATGCACCTGCGCCAACAGCTTCTGCAGATAATCTATTTTGTCCCATTGCCGCTTGTCTATTAATTTCATCTGTTACATAAGATTGATAAGGATTAAAAAAAGCAGATATATTAGGATCTTGCATTCCTTGTTGTAATGAACCTATTCCAGAAGTAACTGTACCTGCACCTACTCCTGTTTGACCTGCTTGAGTAATTCCTGCTTGTTCTAAACTTGAAAGTGGAGCAACTTGAATACCTGGTAATGCTACCGGTGTTGCTGCTAATTTAGCTGCTTCATCATATAAAGTTAATTTTCTAGCTTCAACTCCTGGAGCTTCTCTTGCAATACTTGTTTGTGTTCCTGTACTAGAACCCCCACCTCCGCCAGAACTACCTCCACCAAAAATACTCATTAGTTTAACTCCTTTTCAAATTCAATGTGTCTAGATCTATAACCATACTTAGGCATAACTTTTTTATAACCTGGTCTCATATAAGCTTTTATTTTCTTACAACCATTTGTTCTAGCAAACTGTTCTAATGTTTTAATTAATTTGTCTTCCCATAAATTCATTTTTTTACCTGTGCATATTAAACCTTGTAGTTCTTTAAAGTTTGGGTTCTCAAAAATTCTTGTTGTAACAACCCCATAAACTTTATTAGACTCTTCTCCTTCAGAACCAAATATTAAAAACAATTGATTATCTCCTGAAAGTAATAATTCTTTTATGTCATTAGGCTCTGCATACTTACCACTATATACTAAAGCTTCTGCAATCATAAAATGAACTAAAGACCAAATATCCTCAACCTTAGATGGGATTATTGGTAATACTTCTATTTCATTTTTAATTTTCTGTTTTGTTTGCATCGACTAAATCATAAATTCTTTTTAATTTTTTTTGTTGATCATAAAAGAAATCAGCTCCTGCTTTTCTCATACTTTTATAACTTTTAGGATCTCCTCCAGATAAAATACCAGCTCCAAGAACTGCATCTGCTCTAGATACAAATTCACCATCAGCTAATTGTGCAAGCATAGTGTCTTCATCTTTATCACCATTACCTGCCCCATCTTCAACATAGCCTTCTGCTCTTACATAATTGTTAACATCATTTTCGTCATGATCTGATTTAGAAGGTAAGTAATTTACACCTCCTTGATTAAATTTTGAAACCATATTAGCTAATCCACCTTCGTTTGCATAAAACATATTTGATCCGAATGTTTCACTCATTGATGGTCTTGCGCTTTGTGTTGGAACAAATGCACCTTTTAATTTAGCAGATTGTTCTGCATAAGCTTTTCTGTAATCCTCTTCATCGAACGGTGGTTCGACTGGTTCTTCGTCCCCTTCTAACAAAGGTAATGCGGCTGCAGCTAATGCAATTTTTGTACCTGGGCTAGTGTCTTTTGCTTTTTGAAATAAGTTAGCGGTAATACCTTTTTTTTCCGGTGTAATTGAAGCCATAGTTGTAGGTGCTGCTCTAACTGTTGCTAAATCTGCACCACCACCTCTCATCGCATATGATGGAATATCACTAACAGCTCTTTGTTGTGCAAATGTTGATCCTGCTTGTTGACCAAAACCTAAAGATGAAAATGGAGCACCTGTACCAAATGTGCTTCCAGATCCTAAAGCTCCAGACGCACCTAATGCATAAGAACCACCTCCAACAATAGCAGCATCTCTTAATGCTCTCTTTGTTGATTTGCCTCTAAGCTTTTGTACACCAAATGTGGCTAATGCTAATGTAAATGGATCCATAGTCTAATTTCCTAATAATAGCATATATTACCATTTTACTTACTAGGTTTCAACTCATCAGCAAATCTACCTTCATACTGATGTTCACCAATGTGGATTATAGTATCGTTAATATAAGCATAACATTTACCCCCTATATCCTTCCAACGTTGGCAAAAAGAAAAATCTTCTCCCATATAAGTCTTGGTCCGTGGATCGTGAAGAGTGTCAAAAAAATTCCACAAGTTAGGTTTATCAACATATTCTCCATTAATAACTGTTTTTTGTACAATATTCTTATCTGGATAAGCTTTAATCATTTTATCAAATACAGATCTTTTAATCATCATGCATCCCGTTGGACTATGGGTTACTTCCATAACTCCATTATCAACATTTATGTTATCATTATTTTCAACTTTCATAGGATAGGTATTAAATGATTTTTTTAAATCATTAATTGTTTTAATAGATCCTTCTTTAATTCTACATAAAGCTTTATCCCACATGATTGTTTTTAATGGATAAGGTATTGATAAAAGTTCTTTATCCTTTTTAATCATTTCTAATATGGATGGTGAATCAAAATAAATATCAGAATCTACAAATAACATATGTGTATAATTTGACTCTAAAAATCCTGCTACACAAAGATTTCTACCTTGTGTTACAAGTGAGGATTTAATTAATGAAAATGTAATTTTAATTTTATTTTTCATACATAATTGTTGTAACTCTAATAAAGCTTGAGTGTAATGTATTGAACATTCACTATGTACAGGTGTAGCAACAAATAGTGATATCGGTGATTCTTCTAGTTTTACTTGGTTAGTATTTGGTTTCCACATTGGTATTGTTGCTTTAACACCAGGCTCTGAACTCACCTTTATTTCTTTTAACGTTTGATAAGTATCTTTATTTACTGTTTCTTGCACCAATTGCTCCTTTCAAAAAGTTAGACCATTCCATACCTTTTTTATTCCAATTATAAAAACGTTTATAGAATTTTTGTTGTTCTTCTAAATGCTCTTGTATAAAATCTTCGTGTAAATAGTTTGCTGCAGTCTCGATTGCAGAAGCTGTAGCTTGAGCCATTTGTTCATAATCTTTAGAGTAATTTATATACACTGGCCACTCGGCACAAGTTTCATATAACGCCCCAAAGTTATTCGTAATAACATGTACACCAGAGGCTAATGCTTCTAAAGCTGAGGCACATGAAGTCTCTTCAAATATACTTGGGTAAACAAACATATCATAATTAGGCATCATCTCTCTAATATATTCATTTGGTTTATAACCAATATAATTTACATTGGGTAGTTGTTTAGCTTGTTCATATAACGGTTTAAATTCATCATCATGTATTTTACTAAATTCAGAACCATAGACTTGCGTTGAACTATACACATCTAATATAATATTAGGATTTTTTACATATTGCATTGCAAGTAATAATACATTCAATCCTCTCCAGGGTGTACAGTGATGTACTAGTTTTATAGGCTCCCCTTTTTTATAAATCTTTCTTATCGGAAAATCTTGAATACCATTTTTAATAACTACAGATTTATCAGTTGGTATATCAAAAAAATATCTAAATTTTTCATAGTTCCAATGACTATTAAACACATACCAATCATATTCTTTATGTCTTTCTTTATTACCAAAAAAATTTTGTAAGTTTGGTTGATCCCAAGAATTCTTTTGCCAAAGTATATTTATTTTATTTGGATCAATTGGAACTTTGCCAGGAATAGATGTACAGATTTGTACTTGATCTAATAACTCTTTTGAAACATGCTTATGAAGCATTTCCATTTGTATTTCGGTTGCGCCACGGGGCTTCATATATTTAATTTTGATAATTCTCTACTATTAATTTTTCCTTTAATATAAGAATTAAAAGATAAAGACAACCTAAGTTTATCTTCATTATTTACAGGTACACTATGTTTAAGATCGGAGGGAAATATTATAAGATCTCCTTTGTTAAAAGGTATTTCAAGTTCTTCAGAATTAAATTCATTAAATTTATTTGTTTCAAGGAAAAGATTTCTTTGTATTTTATTAGTCCAAACAATAATACTATCTTTTTCTAACTCTTCAATAAGTAATGTACCTGATAAAAAACTATTACAATGTAAGTGAGGCGAGTGGGAGTTTCCTTTTTTACTATAGTTGCACCAAGATTCTGTTATATATATTTCTATTTTATTTTTAGGTGAATAAACTAATTCTAAATAATTTTCTAATTTTATTTGTATGAATTTTTTAATTAAAGCCATTTCTTTTTTATCTAAAATTTGATTATCTTTAGAATACTTTTTTTCATACCCATTTCTTGTTTCTTGAGAATTTAAAAATTTATTTTCACTATCGTTAAAATTTCTACCTATATTACTTTTATATAATGCTGTAGGAAATACTTTTATAAGTGAATCTTCCATTTTAAATCAATAGTGGTTATGTTTTATTTTTTTGAGTGGCTATTCCCATTGGAACTTTTGTGACCTTAATTTCAAGATCTTGTCTAAAATCTTCTGCAGTGGTGTCTGTATTAGGATTTATAACATCAGCTTGAAATTCATCTTTATTAGCATACACTTTGCCTGTTCTTTTATGTTTTATTATTTCTTTAGCTTCTGCAGCTATTTTTGGTAAGTTATTTTTCATAAGTATTTTTTATTAATAAATTATATTTACATCCTTATCCCAAGCCTTAACAGGCTCTAAATTAAATGCAATAGCATATTTTGTTTTATCTTTTACTCTTGCAGTTCCATGATTAAGTATACCACTCCATATTAAAAATGTTCCTTTTTTTATTTCTACATCTATTTCTAAATCTGGAAAAACTAAAGGAGTGTCGCTATCTGTTAAATAAAATATACCTGAACCCCATGCAGGCTCATGGGAGTGTACCTCAGTTAATTCACCATCCTTAATTTTAATACCCCAACTGTCTAATATTTTTACTTTTTTATAAACTTTTAAAATTTTTTGTGATTCTAAAATTATTTCATGAAATTTACGATCTTCATTAAATAGTTTCCAATCCGTCATTCCTCCTTTTACATTTGTAGAATAAGAACATTTATTATCTAAACTATTATCTATTTTATTTATAAAATAATTTGTATCAATATTGTTTAAATTACATTCATATAACCAAACATATATGGGTACTTTCCTTTCAATTATTTTTTTTACAGACATTATCTTCCTTGTTTATTATATTTCTTATAACTTCTTTTCTCTGATTTTGAAAGATTTTTTTTGTGTCTTCTAGGTCTTTTTCTAGGTTTGGCTCTTTCTACAAAATCTTTAAATTTTCTAGCCATTTTCCTGTGATCTGTCTATCAATGCATAACTTACTACACCTGTAATTTCATCTGCTGTATCTGCTTGAATTTTTAAAACATCATTTGCTTCTAAAGCAAGAGAATCACTTACCATATTTTCAAAACTTTTATTTAATCTTGCATGACTTATTTCAACATCTGATCCACCTGACTTTTGTAAAAATGCATCCACATCAACATTACTTGCATCTTGATGACTTGCTTGAAAAGTCTTAACTATTATTGTTGCATCTGAGGGACAAGTTAAAACAGTTGTAATGTTAGTCGTTGTTAAGTCGTATGTGTCGCTTTTGTATCTAATTGTCATGACATAAAAAAGTTAAATGTATCTTGTTCATTTTTTATTTCTTGTTGATAAGAAGTGTTTAGCTTATCTTGCATCGTTCGTAAAGACTGTGTTACCTGTCTTTGGTTTTCTTCAGTATATACTGGTGTTGGTTCTGGTATTACTATATCTACTTTAGCCATTATCTCATTCCATCAGGTTGAATATCTGCTCTAAAAGTACCATATCTCCAATTTTGATCGGTTGAAGTATTAGCGATTTTTACACTAGCTGCTCTACCCCTTGCTCTTGTATCTACTTTATCTGTTGAACTTGTAACTGTAAAAGGTCCGAGAGGCGAGGATGTTGAAGCATTACTAGAATAATTTCTAAGGTTAATTGTTACTTCTGCATTACCTGTAATTAATTTAAAGTCTGGAACAAATCTTCTCATACTCATAAATACTTCACCGTCTCCTAAATTAAAATCACCTGATTCAATAAAAGCAGGAATAGCTGTTTTATTACCTTCAGCATCTACTTGATTGTTTCCTGTTTCATGAGCATAGTAAGTTGTTGCTCCATTACTATTAGTTACTCCCTGTATAATTGGAAAAGTTGGAGTTCCTGTTGAATTAAATTCTGTTGCATAAGGTACTTCATATAAATTAGCATCTACCCAAGTAGTTCTAGCAAGTGAACCTGTTGTCCAAGAACCTTCTTGATAGTTAAAGGTCACACATCTATCTACAAAATCAGCTCCACTTTTAGGATAGAACCAAGTTATCT